AAGTTTAATTTAATATAGATTAACCATTTATATTAAATTAAACTTTTTTTGTATATATAATATATATTTATATAAATAGCAATCGAATAATAATTAGCAATCAATACTTAAATACAAATCTCCAATAACTTTATAAAAAAAATAAAATATAATATGGCAAGATATTTAAATGACCACCAATTATACTATGAAATTGTATTATCAAAAGGTAAAGGTTTTTTAACGAAAAAAGCTGAAAATATGTTAATATTAATCGGTACAAACACAATAAGAAAAAAAGAAAAAAATTATAACTCTATAGATGATAGAAATGATTGTCTACAACAAGGATTCTATATGATGTTCCAAAACTGGCAGAATTTCAATGAAGAACGATTTGATAGTGCATTACCATATTTCACAGAAATATTCAAACGAGCAATTGCAGGTGGATTAAATGAAATTTATAACATTAAACCAAACAGAGATAGAATTATATCTATAAGTTTAAATTCTAGTAATGATGGTCATGGTTTACATAATATATAAAAATAAAATAACATTATGAGTAAACATAAACCAAATAGACCAGATAAGTGGTATTCTGGTGATTATATACCAAAAAATATAGATAAATATAATGGTGATGTTAATGATATAGTATTTCGTTCTAGTTGGGAATATAAGTTCTGTATGTACTGTGACACTGAAGAAAGAATACTGAGTTGGTCTTGTGAAACTATTAAAATACCATATAATATTATGGATAATGGTAATTATGTGACAAGAAATTATATACCAGATTTTTGGATAAAAATGAATGGAACTGATGGTGATCTTAAAGAATTAATTATCGAAATCAAACCACAAAAAGAATTAGAAGAACCTAAAGAACCTAAAAAAATGTCAATTAAATCACTTCAAAATTATGAATATCGTTTAAAATCATACATCACAAACCTAAATAAATGGGAAGCTGCTGAAAAATATTGTAAAAAAAGAGGAATGGATTTTTATATATTAACTGAAAAATATTTTGATGATAAACAAATAAAATTATTTTAAATGAATAAATTTAAAACCTATTGTGGTGAGTTATACGGTCAATATAATAATAGTATTAAACGGATAACTGTTGATTCTACTGAAATGATTTTTAATTTAATTAAACACAATAATCATGAACTTCATCATTCAAAAAAAATACATATTGGTAAATTTTATATTATAAGATATAAATATAATAATTTAAAAATATGGTGTCCAATTTTCGTTCTTGATGATTCATATGATACAATTACACATAAACGTATAATACGTGCAATAAATATAGATTATTTACCATATTCATATAGAATACTATTTTTTAATATATTATTTGATAAATCAGAATCAATAATAAAACACAACGAAAATAATGATACAAAATACGAAAAACCAATAAAATTAAAATTTAATATTATAAGTGATATTCTTAAACGATTAGGTAATTATGGTTATTCTATAACAGGGTTTGATTATGAAAAAATTGATGGTGTATTAAATGGTTCACCAAAAATATTCTTTGTGTCTACCACATTCGTTAATAGATTTATTTTCATTAATACTAAAATTGTTAATTTAAAATATATGAAAGATATGTCAATTAATTCAGATAATTATCAAGTAAAAGTAAGGTTAAATGATCTGATAACAGATTTTGATAAAATAAAAGAAAATTTTAATTCTGATGAACAAAAAGAATATCATATGGAATTAAAAAAAATCGAACAGAAATATAAGAAAATTATGAACACATAAATTATACTATATAATATGTAATAAAAAAAATATAAACAATGGCAACATATAGTAGATTTGGTAATGAAGAATCACCAAATGATGGACAGAATAGAGGTTTTTATAATAGAATATTAAGAAATCTATCTAATTTTGGAATGACATGGGATGATGATAAAATAAAAAATTCATATTCATTATCACCACAAGAAGAAACAAGTGATATTATTTATGAACCTGGTACAAATATGTACGATTTATTTACTAAAAAAATAATATCTAGAATACTTGATCAAAAATCAATAGCATATTTAGATAGAACATATTTTGACAAAAGAAAAATATTAAGACAATATTCTATTAAAGATGAAGTTAAAGAATGTATTACACAAATTACAGATGAAACAATTATGTTTGATGATAATGGTAGATTTTGTGATATTATTTCACTACCAGATAATTACACGGAAGAAATCCAACAAAAATATAGAGATAATTTTGATAGATTGGTTCACGATCTTAGATTATTCGATGGTACACTAACATGGAGTTATTTTAAAAATTTATTAATTGATGGATATGTTGCATTTGAAATCGTATATGATAATAAACAAAAAAATATTATTGACTTATCACCAATCGATCCAATATCATTAGTTATTGCTACTGATCCTGGTACTAATACAATTATATGGATACAACATCCAGATAACCCACAACAACGTAGAATTCTATTAGATTCTCAAATAATTTATATATCATATTCGAATAATAATGAATATTTTGAAAGTAGTTATGTTGAAAACCTAATTAGACCATATAATCAATTAAAAATGCTAGAACAAACCAAATTATTATATAATATAAACCAAGCATCTATATATAAGAAATTCGTTATACCAACCGATGGTTTAACAAGGAAACAAGCAGAACAACAAATATCACAATTAATGTCTGAATATCATGAAGATGTTCAATGGGACGAACAAATGGGAACAGTTTCTATTAATGGTAGTCAAACTATACCACATAGTAAAGATTATTGGTTTCCATCAGCAAATGGTGGAACACCAGATGTTAGTATAGAAACACCAGGTGGTATTGATTTAAATGAAGATATGATGTTAAGTTGGTTTTATAAAAAATTCAAAAGAGCAACAAAAATACCATTAAGTAGATTTGATGAAGATAGTGGTGGTGGTAATGTATATAATGATACATCTGAAATAACAAGAGATGAAATAAAATTTAGAAATTTCATAGATAGATTAAGAACAATATTTAAGGAAATTATTGTTAAACCATTAAAAATTCAAATGATTTTAGATTTCCCTGAACTTAAAAATGATTTTTTATTTAATAGATCTATCAGAGTGAAATTTAACACTAATGAGTTATTCGAAGAATGGAAATATCTAAATAATTTATCAAAAAGATCTGAAATTGCATCAACACTAAATAGTAATTTACAAGATTCAGAAGGAGAAGGATTTTTTGATGTTGAATGGTTAGTTAAATATGTTATGAAATTAACAGATGAAGAAATAGAAGAAAATAATAAATATAAACTACGTAGATCAAACCCTGACCAAGAAGATACACCACCATCTGAAAATGATGATAACGGTGACAATAATGGTGGTGACTTCGGTGGAGGTGGTGATGACTTCGGTGGAGGTGGTGATGACTTCGGAGGTGGTGATGATTTTGGTGGAAATGATGAATCCCCACAATAATACACACTCACCTATAAATATAAACAAAAAGATAGAACCCTTGTTAATAAAGGATTCTATCTTTTTCCATAATACACCAAAATGGAAAAAATAGGGTATTTAATGTTTATATATAAATAAAAAATAAAAATCTCAATGAAAGAAGTCTTAATAATAGAAAATTCATTAAGTGGTCTACAAAAGATTAACGAATCTGTTAATATAGGATCGACAAAAGAAAAGGAATACATCTTAGGTGGGACCTTTACAGAATTCGATGTTAAAAACAGAAACGAAAGGATTTATACATCCAACGGTTTTTTACCCCATTTAAATGAGTTATTAGAAAGAAAGAAACAATTGGGCGTTGTTTACGGTGAATTTGATCACCCTGACGTATTTGATACATCTTTAGCTAGAATTTCACATACTGTTGAAACTTTGACGTTTAATACGGAAAAGAATACAGTTGAAGGAACTATAAGATTATTGAATACACATTATGGTAGGGAAGCAAAAGCATTAGTAGACGATAACTGTCCAGTTTTTGTTTCGTCCAGAGCGGCTGGTGTCACCGAATCTAATGGCACTGTATCAATTAAGAAACTCTTCACATATGATGCAGTAGCTGATCCAGGATTTAGTTCAGCTAGAATGGAACTTAAATCAATCAATGAATCTTTAGGGTTTAATGAAAGTGCAAATTTCAGAGTGTATGATATTACTGACGAGTCAAAAATAAATGAATTATTTAATATGAACCATGACGATTTTGTGACTAAAAAACAAATGGTTGAATACTCAAATTACCTAACAGAAGAAATTGCAAAAACACAAAAGACAATTAATGGTCACGTTAAATCAGGTAAATTCAACCCAAATGAATTATCTCAATTAGAAGAAAGATATGATTCACTACATGAAGGATTCAAAAAAGTAACAGAATATTTAGATTATTTATCTGAACATATGTCTGTTCTTTTTACTAAAAACGAATCTTTAGAAAATAAAACTAGTAAAATAATTAATCATAATGATTATTTAGCTGAAACAATTGAAAAGAATATTGATTATTCTGAATATTTAGCAGAAACAATTGAAAAGAATATTGATTATTCACAATATATTGCTGAAACATTAGATAAAAATATTGATTTCTCTGAATATATCGCAGAACATGTTGATAAAAATATTAAATATTCTGAATATATTGTTGAAAATTTAGATAAATCTATTGATTACACTGGTTATATTGCTGAACAATTAGATAATAGTATTGTATACTCTGAATATATTGTTGAAAATGTTGAAAACAATATTAAATATGCTGAATATGTTGCTGAACATTTAGATAATAATATTAAATATGCTGAATATATAGCAGAACATGTTGATAATAATATTAAATATGCTGAATATATAGCAGAAAATGTCTCAGATAATATTGCATATAGTAATTATTTAGCTGAAAGTCTAGATAAATCAATTAATGTAAAATCACATAAACTTAATGAAAACCAATTTGGTATGACAAATAAAGTAGATTTTACACCAGATGACAATATGGGTAAATATTACGAAGATGATGATCAAGGTGTTCAACGAAGTCAAGGTCAAGGTCAAGGTCAAGGTCAAGGTCAAGGTCAACCACAAGGTCAAGGTCAACCACAAGCACAAGGTCAACCACAAGGTCAAACACAAGGTCAACCACAAGGTCAACCACAAGGTCAACCACAAGGTCAACCACAAGGTCAACCACAAGCACAAGGTCAACCACAAGCACAAG